AGGTAGAACTAAAAAAGCTGACGGTGGTTCTGTAAATAAAATATCACAAGCTAGAAAAGCTGTATCAAGTTATTCACAAGGCGGTATTGCTAAAGGTTGTGGTGGTATTATGAAGGACAGAAGAAAAATAACCAAAGTTGTTTAATGAGTGGTTTAAAAAAATGGTTGGACGAGAAATGGGTAGACATCGGGGCTCCGAAGAAAGACGGCAAGTATCAACCTTGTGGACGTCAAAAAGGGAGCAAGAGAAAATATCCAAAATGCGTACCACTTGCAAAAGCCACACGAATGACAAAGTCGCAAAAGGCGAGTGCTGTCAAACGAAAGAGAGCTGCAGGGAATACAGGTCCTAAACCAACTAACGTTGCAACATTTGCAAAACGTAAAAAAATGAGTATGGGAGGCATAGTATGAGAAAACAAGACAATATGCCTGCTAGAAATAAAAAAAACTTTAGACCTACAAAGTCTGGAGCAGGTATGACACGAGCCGGTGTCGCTGCCTATAGAAGAAAAAATCCCGGTTCAAAATTAAAAACAGCTGTGACTGGTAAAGTTAAAAAAGGGTCCGCTGCCGCTAAAAGGCGAAAATCATACTGCGCAAGAAGTGCAGGTCAAATGAAAAAATTTCCTAAAGCTGCGGCCAATCCAAATTCGAGACTTCGACAGGCACGTAGAAGATGGAAATGCTAGATCGATTTATTTATAACTGTTTTGCTAAACTTGATGATGCGGTTTCTTTCGTAGAAACTTACGTTATTAAAATTACAGAGTGGTGCTGGCATACAAGAGTTAAACTTTTAAAAAAGAAAAGGAAGAAGAGATGAGACAAGCAATATTAGATGCCCTGGAGGATAGATATAATGCACAAATTTCTGAAGCAGATGCAACTCTTAAAATTTATTTAGAGCACAGTGTTGGTATTGGAGAACATCCACAACATATTGATGAAGTAGATAAGTTAATTGAAAAGATCGCAGCTGCAGAAGAAAAACTAAAAACATTACAGGAGTTTAAATTATAATGGATGATTTAATAATAATAGATAAACTTAAGAAAAGAATAAATGCTACTGTTCAACAAATAGGAGACTCGATGATGACAGGCGGGGTTGACAGTATGGAGAAATATAAGTATATGCTAGGACAAGCACACGCTTACCAATTAACATTACAGGAAATCTCTAACCTGCTAGAACCAAAGGAGCAAAAAAATGAGCAAGGAAACGTTATCGACATCGGACAAGGAAGTTCCAAAAATTAAATTAGGTCTTCAAGACAAATACGAAGCAGAAAAAAAAGAAGAACCTCACGCAATAAGATTAGACGAAAACAATATTAAAGATGTAGCAGACCAGTTACCAGAACCGGTCGGATACAGACTTTTAGTTTTACCTTTTACACCAAAAGAAAAAACTAAAGGTGGAATTTTATTCTCTCAAGAACAATTAGACAAAGCTAGAATCGCAACTACTTGTGGTTATGTTTTAAAAATGGGAGATCTTGCATATGCGGATAAAGAAAAATTTAATAAACCGTGGTGCAAAGTAGGAGATTGGGTAATGTTTGCTAGATATGCTGGCGCACGTTTACCGATTGAAGGTGGAGAAGTGCGAATACTAAACGATGATGAAGTGTTAGGGACCATAGGTGATCCTGAATCAGTTCTTCATTATATTTAACATAGGAAGGAAACTATGCCAACAGAAAACGAAAAAACAGAAAATCTAATTGATGTAGGTGAAGAACAAGGAGCCGAAATTAATTTAGATGACAAAGGTGAACCAGAAAAAGTTGAGGCACCTGCAGAAGAAAAAATAGAAGTTGAAGAAGTATCTGAAGTTGACAAAACTTATGAAAACGAAAGAGAAACTAAACTTGAAAAAAAAGAAGAAAAGGACGAGTTAAAAGAATACAGCGAAGGCGTTCAAAAACGTATTGCTAAACTTACTCGTAAAATGAGAGAAGCAGAAAGACAAAGAGAAGAAGCTGTAGCTTATGCTCAATCTATCAAAAGTAAGAACGATGAAATGGAAGGACGTATTTCTAAAATGGATAGTTCTTATGTTTCTGAATTTGAAACTAGAGTTAAAACAGGTTTAGCAGCAGCAAAACTAGCACTTAAAAATGCTATTGAGTCTCAAGACGTTGAAGCACAAATTGCAGCACAACAGCAATTAGCCGCTTTAACTATGGACGAAGCTAGAGTTAATTCTATTAAAGTTGCAAATGAAAACAAACCAAAAGCTCAAGAAAGAGAAGTAAACATTACTCCTCAACAAAGGGCACCACAACAACAAAGTGATCCTAGAGCTGAAGAATGGGCTTCTAGAAATACTTGGTTTGGTAATGATTCTGCAATGACTTATACTGCCTTTGACATACATAAAACATTGGTAGAAAAGGAAGGATTCGACCCTCAATCAAATGAATATTATACGGAAGTAGATAGAAGAATAAGACTTGAATTTCCGCATAAATTTGATAAGGTAGAAGATACTACTACAGAAAGAGCAAAACCTGCTCAAAATGTAGCTTCGGCTAGACGTTCGGCCTCTACAAGTAAAGGACGCAAAACTGTGAAACTCTCGCCATCACAAGTAGCAATTGCTAAAAGATTAGGCGTGCCGCTAGAAGCTTATGCAAAACAATTAAAAATCACGGAAGGAGCATAAAATGGAAAATGAAAAAATAAAAACTTCTCGTGCGAGTCAAACTAGAGACAAAATAGAAGTCAAAAAAGTTTGGACTCCACCCAACTCACTTGATGCACCCCCAGCGCCAACTGGATATAGACATCAATGGATACGTGCCGAGATACTCGGGACATCAGATGCAAAAAATGTTGCATCTTCTTTGAGAGAAGGATGGGAGTTAGTGAGAGCTGACGAATATCCTGACACAATATATCCAGAGATGACTGAAGGCAGATACGCAGGGATAATTGGAGTGGGCGGCCTATTGCTGGCTAGGATACCAGAGGAGATTGCGCTTCAAATCGATGCTTATTATAAAAAGCAAAACGATGCAAAAGAAGAAGCAGTAGAGAACAATCTTATGAAGGAACAGCACCCTAGTATGAAATTCCATAAGGAATCTAATACTCGTGTAACTTTTGGTGGTACAAAGAAAAGTTAATCTTTTAACTATTCCTACCCAACAAAATAAATTAAACCCGTACTGGAGGCCCTTCGGGGCAGGTACATATAAAGGAAACAAATACTATGGCAAATGCAAGTACAGTAGGTTTTGGGTTAAGAACGACTTCAACTGTTGGAAATACTCCAGCAACTTCTGGTCAATCTAACTACAAAATCAAATCAGGCCTAGGTGTTGGTATCTTCAAAAATAACCCAGTGTCTATCCAGGATGCTTCTGGCGATCAAGGTTATTTACAAGATGCAAGTTTCGCAACAACTGATGACACAGGATCAGGTGGAGCAGCGTTCGATAATACTGGACACGCTCCTCTAATTGGTGTGTTTAATGGAGCTTTCTACATTGATAGTTCTACAAGCAAACCAACTTTTGCTAATTCAGTTGCAGCAAGCACAACATTTGGAACTGACTATAACACAGGTAGCAACGACGGAATAGGTTTTGTAAATGACAACCCGCAACAAGAATATGTTATTAAAGCGGACGCGGCAGTTACTCAAGCTATGATCGGAGATGCTGGCTATAACACAAACAGCTTTACAGCAAGTGATGCTAAAGACGGTCAATCAACTGTTACTTTAGACATTGGTGGCGGAGCAGCAACAACTCATATGTTTAAACTTGTGAGATCAGCTGACGATCCAGACAACAATGATCTAACAGCAGTAGGTGCGAACGTTGTAGTATCGATTGCACAAGCTAGTAACTTGTATAACTAATCGAATAGGAGATAAATAACTATGGCAATATCAAGAGCACAACTAGTTAAAGAACTAGAGCCAGGTTTGAACGCTTTGTTCGGTCTGGAATACAAACAATACGGCGAGCAGTGGACTGAAATTTTCGACACTGAATCATCAGACAGAGCTTTCGAAGAGGAAGTAATGTTAGCTGGTTTCGCAAACGCGGCAGTTAAACCTGAAGGTCAAGGGGTTGGCTACGACGATGCACAAGAAACTTTCACAGCTCGTTATACTAACGAAACGATCGCTTTAGCGTTCGCAATCACTGAAGAAGCGATTGAGGACAACTTGTATGATAGACTTGCGTCTAGATATACAAAAGCTTTAGCAAGATCTATGGCGTCTACAAAAAACATTAAAGGCGCAGCGGTTTTAAATAACGCGTTTGACAACAACTTTGTTGGCGGTGATGGAGTAGAACTTTGTTCTGATGCTCACCCTACATTAGCTGGTACTTTTTCAAACGAGTTAGCAGTAGCTGCTGAACTTAATGAAACATCTTTAGAGCAGTCTTTAATCGACATTGCTGCACTAACTGATGAAAGAGGCCTAAAAATTGCGGCGCAAGGAGTTAAATTAATAATTCCTTCAGCTCTTCAATTTACTGCTGACAGACTTATGAATTCTGCAGGCAGAACTGGTACAGCTGACAATGACATTAACGCAATCAGAAATATGGGAATGATCTCTGGTGGATATGTAGTAAATAACTACTTAACTGCTGCGAAGAAATTCTTCATCAAAACTGATGTGCCTAATGGTCTTAAACATTTCAGCAGATCACCTATCAAAACTTCAATGGAAGGTGACTTTGATACTGGAAACGTTAGATACAAAGCGAGAGAAAGATATGTTTTTGGATTCTCTGATCCAAGAGGTATCTTTGGTTCAAACGCAACGTAATCAATAAAATTTAGGGGCCGAACACAATTCGGCCCCTTTTTTAATATAGGGTGAGAAAATGACTAAATTCCTCATAAATATTTGGGCTTATGACCATCACGCAAGATTTGAAATAGAATCTCCTGCGGATACTACAGAATCTATAGAAAATTCAATAGTTGACAAACTAGGAGATAACAGTATAAAATGGGAATATCTTGGAAACAGTTATGATTCCAAGACAAATAGAATAACTTTTGAGGAGGTTATCGATGCAAAAACATCTGGAAGACCTTTACAAACAAAAAAGGTCCTTGGAGTTGAACTGGGAACAGGAGCATCTTAACGAGGGTAGATATACTCTCAATATGGTCAAAATAGATCATAAGGTAAGAGAAGTTATTAACCATATTAAAATGGCTGAAGCACAAAAAGCTCATTTAGATAATAAGGTTAATGAAACGGTTCCCCAAGTTTCTGTAGCTACTTAATAAAAAGCTACATCGTTGAAAAATCATTTCACATTACAGGCTCTCTTGCGCTCTACTAAAAACTAGTATATATTCTAACCACTATACATTAAATAAACGATGAATACTGACGCGTATAGTCGACAACCCTAGAGGACAGTATTCAGATATTCTAGGAGGAATATAAAATGGCAACAACTACATTTTCGGGACCGATTAAAGCGGGAACGATATCAAACACAACTGGTACAACTGTCGGTGATAACGTTAAAAACGTTGGATTCGTTAAGATGGCACAAACTGCTTCTTGGACGCAATCTACAACTGCAGCTGATACTGGAATTGTAATTCCTGCAAATTCACAAATCGTGGATGTACAGATTTACATTACAACTGCGTGTGATTCAGCTAACATAAGTGTTGGTACAACTGCTACATCAACTGAAATATTTACAGCGTTAGCAGCAGGAACTGCAGCAAATGTAATTTTACACGGTTCAGATGGAACTATTACAGACGCTGATACTTGGGTAGATATTGGAGCAAGTGACTTACCAATTTTTATTGATTTCAGTGCTGGAACAAGTGGTGTTGGTTACATTACAGTTGAATATATTCAAAATATAAACAACGCATAATAATTAATTGAGTGTGGGCTTCGGCCCACACAAAATTTAACAGGAGAAACAAATGGCATCATACTCAAGTGATCAACAGGTAGCCCACGCAACAGCAGACGCACAAATGGTTCCTTTAGGACAAAGAGCTAGAATAACAGGAATTCAAGCGGAAGGTGCAGCGAGTTCTAGTATAATTTTTAAATCTGGCGGAGCAGCTGGAACTGTAATAGCTACATTTAAATTTGGAGACGAGGGAATAGATTTTTATGTTCCTGGTTCTGGAATTTTATTTGACGACGGAATTTATTTAGATTTAACTGCAACACCTGGTGTTACTATAACATTTACGTAGGATTAAATTGTGGCTACAATAACTTACACAGTAACCGTAGCAACGGGAACTAATCAATACGGTACCGGTAATAAATTTTATATTAACGGAGAGGCTAATGTTGTCTTGTATTTACAAGAAGGCAATACTTATATCTTCGACCAATCAGATAGTACAAACTTAACTCATCAATTAGCTTTTTCAACTACTGCTAATGGTACACACGCAACACCAGCAGGTGTTGCTTATACTACAGGTGTAACTACAGCTGGAGTTCCAGGTAATGCAGGAGCAAGTGTAACTATTAATGTTGCACCAGTTAGAACAACTGGCGCTCCACTATTATTTTATTATTGTACTGCTCACAGTGGTATGGGTAATACTGCACAAACTATTTCACCTACTTCAGAAACTACAGAATT